GGTAAGCGCCTCTACACCAACATGCTGATGCGCAGCCTGAGCCAGACCACGGACGAGAAAAGCGAATACACGTTGATGGTGACTGCCACCTTCAAGCAGATCCTCATCGTCCAGACCCAGGCCACCACGCTGCCACCCAAGGAAAACCAGGCCCAGCCCCAGGATACGGCTGAAACCGCCGATACCGGCAATAAGCAGGTCGCAACCGCATATCCTGCCCCGGGCGGCTGGCAGCCACCCAACGGATAAGCCCATGGCCAACTTCGAAATTCCGCTCACGCCAGCCCCGCAGACGTTCACGGTCTCGCTGTCTGGAACCGACTACCGGCTGACCGTGCAATGGCGCAATGCCGACGGTGCCGGCTGGATCCTCGACATCGCCGACACCAGCAACAACCCGATCATCCAGGGCATTCCCCTGGTGTCCGGTGCAAACCTGCTTGAACAGTATGCCTACCTGGGCTTCACCGGCGTGCTGTGGTGCCAGACCACGGCAGCCCCTGACGCTGTGCCGACCTTCGATAACCTTGGGGTCGGCTCACACCTTTACTGGTTCACGGAGTAGAAATGAGCGTACCCCAGTACCTGCGCCAAATCAGCCTCAAGGTGGGCGATGCTGATACTGCCATCGACCTTTCCGGGCTGCGTATCCGCTTCGCTGTGCGCCGCGGGGACTTCAGGACGCCGAACTCCGCTGACATCCGGGTGTACAACCTGAATGACGACACGGTCCAGCGGATCCAGAAAGAGTTCGAGCGTGTCGTCCTGCAGGCCGGATACCCAGGTAGCTACGGCACGATCTTCGACGGCACGATCAAGCAGGTTCGGCGTGGGCGCGAAAGCCAGACTGACACCTATATCGATATCACTGCCGCCGATGGCGACAGCGCCTATAACTTCGCCGTAATGAATGTGACACTCGCCGCCGGATCAACCGCCCAGGACCATTTGGAGCAGGCGTTGGCGTCGATGGCCTCTAGAGGTATTACCTTGGGGTACGCGCCGCAGATGTCTGCCAGCAAACTGGCTCGCGGAAAGGTCTTCTATGGGATGACGCGCGACTTCCTCGACACGCTGGGAAAAACGCAGGATGCGAGCTGGAGCATTCAGGACGGAAAGATGATGCTCATTCCGAACAATGCCTACTTGCCCGGGGAGGCGGTTGTTGTTTCTGCCGCAACCGGGATGGTTGGACTTCCCGAGCAGACGCAAAACGGGATAACTGTGCGCACGCTTCTGAACCCGGGAATTCGAATAGGAAAGCGGCTGAAGATTGATAACGCGAGCATTCAGCTATATCGCTATGGACTGAGCGTTAACTCCGGGACAAGTAATGCATTTGTTTCTCAGCAGGCTAATGTCGCTGATGACGGTTTTTACAAGGCAATCGTGGTAGACCACTACGGGGATACTCGCGGGAACGAGTGGTACACCGACACGATATGCCTGGCAGTTGATTCAACTATTCCGCTTGGTCTTCTCCCGCAAACTGGCGGTGTTGGGCCTGTTGGGCCTGTCAAGCCATATGGTTAAGGACACATCTCCATCGCCTGAGCAAAGGCAGTTCCTTGGTTTGGGGATTTGGTTACGGTAGCCGTTCCGTCTCCGGATAATGAGGCCGTCACATAGGCGTTCGGCGGCATAGTTTCCTGACTCCCATCTTCCCTGACTACCACGTAGGAATTTCCGGCCAGCCTACCCCAGCAGCCATCCATAGCAACTGCAGGATGCTTTCTGCTGGGCTCATTCGATGCTCGGATATTTACCTGATAAGCCCTCATGTCCTTGGCATGTACCAACGGCAACTTGCACTCGCGATCAGCGTAAAGAACCTCCATCGGTGCCGAGATCGGGAACTTGTCCCCGACGCACTGATGCCCTTTTGCCTGCTGAACAAAAACTGTCTCTGCATTCGCCAGGGCCGGAATCAGCAGTGCCCCAATCAACATCAATCTTTTCATGGTGGCTCCTCATGGATGTTCGCGAGCGGATGAACGATCCACTTGTTGGGTTGACGGTCGCCCTTGGTGCCTGGCAGTCGAAGATTCAAACCGCCATTCCCGGGATAATTCAGTCCTTCAATACCGACAATCCCAATTCTATGACCTGCACCGTGCAGCCGGCAATCAACGGCCAGGTGCGGGACGAAACAGGCGCAGTGACGATAGTTGAATTGCCGCTGCTGGTGGACTGCCCGGTGCAGTTCCCGCGCGGTGGTGGTGTCACGCTGACGTTCCCGGTAGCCCTGGGTGATGAGTGCCTGGTGGTGTTCTCTTCCCGCTGCATCGACGCATGGTGGCAGTCGGGCGGCGTGCAGGTTCAGCCGGAGCTACGCATGCACGACATGTCGGATGGATTCGCGCTGCTGGGCTTCAGCTCGCTCCCGCGCGTGATCCAGGGCATCAGCACCACGGCCGCCCAGCTGCGCAGTGATGATGGCCAGGCATTCGTCGAGGTCAACCCAACTACGCATGCGATCAACGCCACCACCACCGGCGCGGCCACGGTCAGCGCCAGCACAGGCATCACGCTCACGGCCCCCACCGTAACCATCAACGGCAACGTGCAGATCAATGGCACGGTGAACAGCACCGGCGACATCAAGGCCGGGGCCATCAGCGTGCAGAACCACCATACCGGCGGCGTGACGCCGGGCAGCGGAACGAGTGGGGCGCCTGTGCCATGAGATATCGCAAACTTGACGCCAATGGCGACTACTCGTTCGGACACCAGCAGGCCGACTTCCTGATCGATACACCCGAGGCGGTGGCCCAGGCCGTGGACACGCGCCTGACGCTGGATGCCGGCGAGTGGTTCCTCGACCAGACCGAGGGGATGCCCTGGCTGCCGGATGTGCTGGGCGAGCGCACCGTCGCGACCCGCGACTCTGCCGTGCAAAAGCGAATCCTCGGCACCCAGGGGATGGTGCAGATCGACAGCTACGACAGCAGCGTCGACCCGGACACCCGAAAGCTCACAGCGACAGCCGAGGTCACCACGGCCTATGGGACGACGACCATTACCGGGACGCCATAAATGACCTCTCCAACCGCAGCGACTATCACGCCAACCGGGATCACTGCGCCGACGTACGCCCAGGTTCTGGCCTACCTTCAGACCCAGTATCAATCGATTTACGGCGCCGATATCTACCTTGAACCGGATTCGCAGGACGGCCAGGCCCTTGCTGTATGGGCGCTGGCGGTCAGTGACGCGAACGCCGCAACGATTGCCGCCTACCTGTCGTTCTCGCCTAGCACGGCGCAGTACGCAGCGCTATCGAGCAACGTGAAGATCAACGGGATTGCCCGAGCGGTGCCAAGCAATTCTCAGTCCGATGTGATCTGCATCGGGCAGGCCGGCACACTCATCACCAACGGAATTGTGCAGGACCAGGCCGGCAACAGTTGGGCGCTGCCTGCCTCTGTCACCATTCCGCCGGCCGGGACTATCACCGTTACCGCGACATGCGCGACGGTGGGAGCGGTTTCGGCCACGGCTGGCCAAATCAACAAGATCATCACGGCTACCAGGGGCTGGCAGAGCGTCAGTAACCCAAGCGATGCCACACCAGGCGCCCCGGTTGAGACTGACCCAGCGCTACGGGCTCGCCAGGCGACGTCGACGGCACTCCCATCGCGAACCGTCCTTGAGGGCACCATCGGCGCAGTGGCCGAGGTGACCGGTGTTACCCGCTATGTCGCCTACGACAACAGTACAAAGGTCACTGATGCGAACGGTGTGCCCGGAAACAGCCTTGCAATGGTTGTTGAAGGTGGTGATGCAACAGCTATTGCCACGGCCATCGCGGCGCAGAAGGGGCCGGGCGGCGGCACGTACGGCACGACCACTATCACGGTACTGAACGTCTATGGCATGCCGATCCCGATCAGCTTTTTCCGTCCGACGTATGACCCGATCGCCGTTGCGATTTCGCTGAAAGCGCTCCCCGGGTACACATCGACAATCGGTACTTCGGTCCAGCAGGCCGTTTCCGACTATGTAAACCAGGTGGCAATCGGCGGCGGCCCAAGCGGAACGGTCGAGTGGGCCGACGCCCTCACAGCGGCTAACAGCGTGCCGGGCAGCTCAACGTTCAAGCTCACCGCCCTGATATTGACCGGTCCTTCCGGGCCGGGCGCACCAGACGTCCCGCTGGCCTTCAACCATGCAGCTTCCTGCACGCCTGCGAGCGTCGTCTTGACGGTGACCTGACCATGCCAGATATCACGGATTACACAGGGAAGATCACCGGGCGGCATGCTGACAAGCCCAAGTTCATGGCTATGGTCCAGGTCGTGGCGCAATGCTTCCTGGATGCCAACCTAGCAACGGCTGCGCTGCCGGCTGTCTTCGATCTGGATAACGCCCTGGATGCCCAGCTCGACAACGTCGGGGAGTGGGTCGGGATCTCGCGGAACGTCGATACGCCGCTGACGAACGTCTATTTCGCCCTTGACACCGCCGGCCTTGGCTTTGACCAGGGCGCATGGCAGGGGCCTTTCGACCCATCAACCGGCATCACGACGCTCGACAACGACACTTACCGCAC